GTTCCCGAAATTGGGCGCACTTGGCGTGATACGGCAATAGATAATAGAGTTGCGTTAGTTGAATGCAAAGGAGCGGCGGAAATAAACGACCGGACTTGGCGAAAGATCGCGAAAGAAAGCAGGTGAGCAATATATGCGCGCATACTGGTTTTAGTTTACGCGCGCATGTATAAATCGCGGCATATTTGCGTTATAGTCTTTATGCCCGCCTGGGTGCTCGTCGAGAGCCAGTTCCGCCGCTGCAGGAAGTGGGGCCGCTGAACGTAGCGGCGGAACACAACAGGAAAGTATGATGGACAACGACACGGCTATGGAAACACAAATGGATCTGCTGCGGACGCATTTGCGGCTGCGCAGTCGTAGTGCGCCCGTAGGCCGTCCCGCTGGACGTAGAGAAAACACAAACAACGGGCACTTTCTAGAAAGCAAACCAAAGCATACGATGATTGTCGATCTTTGGATTGCGGAGCCGCATTTAAAACAGTATGAAATTGCCGAGAGGCTTGGGTTAAGTGAGCCGTGGCTCTCGGGGATCGTCAACTCTGACGCTTTTAAAGTATATGCAGCTGCGCGCTTAGATGAGCATCGCAAAAAACTATCAGATGCTGTTATTACAAAAGCAACAAAAGTTACAATTAATGCGTTAGAAAAGCTTGATGATAAGTTAGAAGAGAAGGATACAACTGTAACTGAAGTTGTTGCGGCAGGGCGCTTCGCTTCCGACGTTGCGGGCTTCTCTAAGCAACCAAGCGCGACCATAACGAACAACCAAAATGTTGCGGTTATAACCGCGTCGGCTGATGCACTTGCAGCAGCAAGGCGGATGCAAGCTGAAATCGCAAAGTTAAACACGATTGAACATCAGCATACAAATGCTGAACGCAATCATGTGATGGACCATCAAGTGCCGGCTTTCGAAGGAGATAAGCATGAGCCGTTTACCATGCTTGACACGGAAGAAGCGGATGTTATATCAGAAAATTGATGTAGTTAATAATTTGACACTTAACATAACAAATGTTAGGTTAGTCGATTACGAGCGGTGGCCGGAGAAACCGCGCGGGCGCGGAGCTAAAGCTGCTGGTTTACGTTACCAAGATCGAGTTAACTTACAGCTTGAAAAAGATTGTTTATCGAATAAAAACGGGTATGGCTGGGCTTATGTAGCGGGACCTTGGATTAAATACTTTGATGGTTATAAAAGTCGTCACGCGCAGCCAGACGGGTTGTTGCTTAATCTACTACAGGGGCGGGTAATTATCGTGGAGATAAAGCACACTTACTGTGCAAAAGCTTGGTGGCAGTTATGCGCGCAATACGCACCACTAATTGCGCGTTTGTTCCCGCCCGCACTGTGGGAGTCTTCGTTATTAGCCGTAGCTAATTCCGTGTCGCCGCAGCCGACCCCGACGCCCGGGCGTTATGTTAATAGCTGGGCCGCAAATCCCGAAGGCGATATCGGGATATTGCGGTTAGCTGAAAAAACTTTACCGAGTTTACGCTGATGCAAACTCTCGAAAACGCAACCTCCGTTGACTTAGACGAAGCTATTAAACTTGGCGCCGTCGATGGAAGCTTTTTTGCGGAAACGTTTCTTCCTGAAACAGCCCGGCAAAAATCACCTGCGTTTCACCGGGAGATTGACAAACTTTTAGACAGTCAACACCGGATGGTGAATATTCTAGCTTTTCGGGGGAGTGCAAAAACCACGAAATGCCGTGTATTTACCTTACGGCGAATTGCCTATGGTTTGTCTAAAACTGTTTTATATATCAGTAAAAGTGAACCACACGCTATTCGTAGTGTGTCTTGGCTTAAAGGGAAGATAGAATATAACAACAATATTCGTAATGCTTTTGGATTAGTTCCCGGGAGTAAATGGCAAGATACGGAAATGGAGATCACACAGCGCACGACTAATCAGCGTGCGTGGGTGATGGCGGCAGGTATCGGCGGGTCTGTTCGCGGCGTTAACCGAGACGACTGGCGCCCCGATTTAATAGTTCTTGATGATGTGCTTGACGACGAAAACTGTTCTACAGCAGAGCAACGGGAGAAAATTGAAAACCTTATTTACGGCGCGGTTTTAGAGTCGCTTACCCCCGCGAGCGAAAACCCGCAGGCAAAAATGGTGTCACTGAATACTTGCCAAAATAAAGAAGATTATGCTGTTAAAGCTTTAGCTTCTCCCGCTTGGGCGAGTGGGGTGTTTTCTTGCTGGACGCGAAAAACGTCAAACTTACGGTTGCACGAGCAAGAAAGTATTTGGGAAGATCGGTTCCCGACAGAAGCATTGCGGCAAGAGAAACAGACAGCTATTTCACTGAACAGACTTTCTACTTTTCTAAGAGAGAAAGAATTAAAGCTTGTTTCCCCGGAGCAATCTACGTTTAAGATTGGATGGCTTAATAAATACCGCGGAACACCCATGACTGATCAAATGCTTGTGTGTTACGCGATTGACCCGGTGCCGCCCCCGAGTGATAAGCAGTTAGAAAAAGGTTTAGTCGGTAAAGACTACGAAGCTCATGTTGTAATGGGGAAGCGTGGTAAAAATATTTATCTTCTAGACTATGCGCTAAATCGCGGGCATAACCCGGACTGGAGCACAAAAACTTTATTTGAGATGTATCGCAAATGGCAGCCGTGGAAAGTTCGTGTAGAGTCCGTCGCGTATCAGCGCACACTTTTGTGGATTTTCCGAAATGCTATGGATGTGCAGAGAATTTGGTTTCCAGTAGAATCGTGGGATGATCGACGGAAAAAGTTTGTGCGCATTTCCGCGCTCGGGCCTATCGCTAACTCAGGGCGGCTTTGGGTAAACGAAAAACAAATCGAGTTTATCGAACAATACACTACATATCCGATGGTAGCTCATGATGACCTGCTCGACGCGGCCAGTGCAGCAGCAGCTGCATTAGAAGATGTAGACATGACGGATGAAGAAGCTTTCCCGGGAATGACGGCGATAGAAAACACCGGCTACAGGCCGATCAACATACAAGGCGCGCCATGATCTCCAGGGTAATTTCGCACGACTCGCCGTTGCATAAAACAGTAGTCGAGAATGTTATGTGGCGTATTCGCGCGGCAGATACTGTTCACGGTAAACGAATGGTGCGCTGGAATAAAGCGGAAAATCTTATGATTGCCGCTGTGCCGGAGTCGTCAGTCGATAAGCAGAGAAAAGCTAATCGTAATGCGGGTATGCCTGATTACACAACTGTGCAAATTCCGTATACTTATGCCGCGATCATGGCTGCTTACAGCTACATGTCTACTGTGTTTTTAGCGCGTGCGCCGGTGCACCAATTCGGAGGGCGCCACGGGGAAAGCGAGCAGCAACAGCAAGCACTTGAAGCTTTAATTGCTTATCAAGTTCAAGTCGGCATGCACATGGGGCCGTATTATACGGCTTTTTATGATGCGCCAAAATACGGAGAATATGTGGTCGGGATTTACTGGAAAGAAGAATTACAGTATGTTTCCGAGATCATAGAAGAACCTGAATACTGGATGGGGATCGAGATACCTGGTTCGCTGAAAAAGAAAAAGCGAACACGAGTAATTCCGGGTTACAAGGGAAATAAAGTTTTCAATATTTCCCCAACTAGGTTTATGACTGATCCGCGTGTTCCCCGGATGCGCTTTCAAGAAGGTGAGTTTTGTGCGCAGTATATCGAAATCGGCTGGAACGAAATCCTCCGGGGGAAAGAAAACGGGCGTTACTTTAACTTAGATAAACTGAAAAGTCGTTACCGCAATGCCGCCGGAAACTACGGCGGAGACACGGCGGAAGGTCCGCGCCAGCAAGAGTCAAGTGCGCTGGAGCGACCCGACCCGACACACTTTGGTAGTTCAACCGTTAAGAACGCAAGTGATGTTCTGCGTGCTTACGAGGTGTATATCGAGTTAATCCCGAGTGAGTGGGGATTAGGTAAATCGGACATGCCCGAGAAATGGGTGTTTACTGTTACTTATGATTACGGACTTTGCTTTGAAGCGCGTCCTCTGGGCTACATTCATAATAAATTTCCCTTCGCGATTGGCACGGTCGAGCCAGAAGCTTACGGAATTTTAACACGTAGTTTTGTTGATGTATTAGAGCCCGTTCAGAATACTATTGATTGGCTGTTGAATTCACATTATTACAATGTGCGACAAATGCTGAATGGGGTTTACATCGGTGACCCCAGCCGTATTGAAATGCGTGATTTCGAGCGGCGTGAGCCCGGCAAGATAATTAGGTTAAAACCTTCAGCTTACGGCTCTAATGTGCGTGATGTTATTACACAGATGCAGACACAAGATGTTACGCAAAATCATCTAAGTGATATTGAATTTATGTATCAAGTCGGGGAAAGGCTCGGCTTTAATGACCAGGTGTTAGGGGTCGGATCGCCGACATCGCGTAGAAGTGCTGCAGAATTTCGGGGAACTTCGACGTTCAGTGTAGGTAGGTTGAAAACAACATCTGAATTTATTTCAGCTACAGCTTGGGCGGGGATGCAAACACAGCTTGTGTCAAACACACAGCAGTATTATGATGATAATATGAAAATAAGATTAGTTGGTGATTTGGCAATGTCCGCCGGGCAGAAGTTTATGCAAGTAACGCCGGAAGATATTGCGGGCTTTTATGATCCTGTGCTTATTGACGGAACATTGCCGGCAGATCGCTATGCGCAAGGTAACTTATGGCGAGAGCTTATGGCACAAGCAGCGCAGATACCTGACGTCGCGATGCAGTATGATATGGGGAAAATCTTTGCGTGGGTTGCGCAACTTATGGGAATTAAGAATATCACGCAGTTTGCGCGGCAGCCGGGGATTAATACACAAATTGTGCCAGATGATGTGCTTGCACAGCAGGTTGCCGCGGGGAACTCTGTCGGGCTTACGCAGGGGGATTTAGGTAATGTTCCCGAGCCGGGGCAGCTAACAGGGATGGGGCCAACAGGATGACAGATGATTTTGTCTCCGAAGAAGAAGTTCGGTCGAATATTGATATGCTTATGGCGGATAAACTCATTTTCGAGGAATTGTTAGCCAGTCGTGGGTGGCAGAAATTCTTAGTTCTGTTAGAGCAAGCAGAGGAACAAATAGTTATATCAGCTAAAAAAGCTACAAAAGATGTCATGCTCGCCGATAGTGCAATGGCGCTAGCGCAGTTAATGCAGCAAGCGCGCTTGTATGAAAAAATTCGCAACTTGGTAGACATGCAAGTTGCGAATATCAACTTCTCCGTCAACACCTTGAAAGAAAGTCTGGAGGCCCAAGACTATGGAAAATGATGTGAACGATACGACCGCCCCGCTGGTTGAGGAAACTGTTACGACGCCCGAGCCAGCGCCGGAGCAAGAAGAAAAAGCTTTGTGGGCGGACATTACGGATGATAATTTTGGCGAACAAGATGATTTGTTAGATACTTTACCCGATGAGCCAGTGAAAGCAGCGGCGCTGACAGAACCTGAGCCATCAGAGCCTAAAACCGCAGTCCCGGCGGAGTCGGTGCCTGAGGTTAAACCGGACGCTGAAGAGGCGACGCCTGCTCCGTCTACTGTAGTTACACCTCCTGTTGTGGAAGCGTCAACCGCGACTGCAAATCCTGATAACTTTCAGGAACAATACAGTCAGTGGTTTACTAGGTCAGCTGATACACTTTCAAAAGAGTTGTATCAGATTACAGACGAAGATGCGGAAGCAATAACCCTCGGTGATGCGGCAAAAGTAAAGGAAACTTTTGCTAGGATGGCCGGCAATTTGCACATGCAGGTGCTTGTTGCAGCTGTCACACAAGCAGCTAACATGATGCCGCAGATGGTCCCGCAGATCGTGCAAAACGCTACAGAGCGCGATACACGGGTAAGGGAGTTTTACGAAACATATCAGGAACTTCGCGGGCACGAAACAGTTGTAGATGCAATCGCTACGTCAATGTTACAAGCGGCTCCGACCTTGGACCGTAAGGAATTAACGCGACGTATTGCGGCGGCAGCTGCGGCAACCGTCGGGGTCACCCCTGCTGCGTTACGTAACACGACTTCCTCTGCAGCAAATTCTACAGTTGCACCACCGCCAGCACCCGCAGGTGCTGCGCGAACTATGTCACGACCAGCGCCCACCAAAACTGAGTGGGAAGAAATGTTAGAGTTAGAATAACCTAAGGAGCACAAAATGGCTGTTGCAGGACTTCGCGGAACTGGGGACTGGAGTGAGAGCGAACGCCCCACGAATTTCCGGGAAAGTATTCTCTATATGGAACCGCAGGGTGATACCCCGCTGACGGCGTTGTTAGGTAAGGTAAAGTCTGCCCCAACTAACGATCCCCAGTATAGCTGGTGGGCAGAACCCCGTGACTTGATTTACTTAACGCTGAACGGAGATTTCGGCACGTCCGATACTCTGCTCACGCTGACGGTAAACGATCCTTCGGCTGCTAACATCAAGCAGCATTGGTCCAGTGCGCTTCACTTAATTCCGGGTGATGTGCTTATGGCCGAACCCACGGCAGATGCTGCCGTTTACAACTATGAGCAGATGGTTGTTACTGCAGTTCATAGCTCGACGCAGTTTTCCGTGCAGCGTGCTGCCTTCGGGACCGTGGCGGATGATTTGCCGTTAAACGGTAAGCTGCTGAAAATTGGTTCTGCTTTTGCGGAAGGCACGGCTGCGCCAACTTCTACTACGCGCAATCCGGTGAAGTATACGAACTTCACGCAGATCTGGAAGACAACTTACGAACTTACGAACACCGCAAAAGCTACGCACTTACGCACGGGGGATGCGCTCACTAACGACAAAAAGCGGCGCATGACGGACCACGCAAAGGACATTGAGCTGTCTCTTTTGTTCGGCGTTCCGTCGGAAAGTGTGGGTGAGAACGGAAAGCCGAAGCGCACCACCGCGGGTATTCGCTACATGATCCCCGAGGCAAACACTACTATTCTTGCCGACAATTGGGGGCTTGCTAAGTCTGCGGTTGCCGGCAATAACCTGATCGACGCAATCTCGCCGGTGTTCGATTACAGTTCTCCCGCCGGCGATACTCGCATCGCTCTGTGCGGGAATGCAGCACTGAATAACCTCAACCGAGCGATTGTAAGCTCGTCGGGGGCGTCGGGTGTGGACCTTAGCCGGGGAATGGCGGAGAAGGTTTACGGAATGAATTTCCGGGAACTTACTTTTCCGCAGGGGCGTATCTTGCTGAAAACGCATCCCCTGCTTTCCCGGCACCCCCTCTACACAAACTCGATGTGGATTTTGGACTTCTCTGCGCTTAAGTGGCGTCCCCTTCAAGGGCGTGATACTAAGGGTAAGGACAATATCCAGACGGATGATGAGGATGTGCAGCGCGGTATGTGGCTGACGGAAGCTGGTTTGATGGTTGATATGGGCGGGCAGACGCTTGGCTATATCGGCAATCTTGGCGCAGTTGTGGCATAAGGAGGATATAATGTCGCGTAGTAACTCTGATGATGCACTGTTCCGAAATCCGTATTTTCAGTATGGGTTTCGGATGCGGTCTCGGGCCTTCGTGGCTACGGCTGAATTTAAAATTCCGGTAACCGATGCGCCGGTGTTGCTGGTTGATCCGGGCGGTGCGGCTCGGACTATCCTTCTTCCGCCTGAAGCAGAGAGCAAAGATCTTGTGTTCTTTATCTTCAATACTGCTGATGCGGCGGAAACGTTAACCGTAGAGGAAGATTCTTCCACTACGGCAATTACCGCACTAACGCAGGGATCGGCGGCTATGCTCCATTGTGATGGGGTTACTTGGCGCGATCTCTAATTCCGCAAATTGCGCGCATACCGATTATCGTGTATGCGCGCAACAATCTAGGAGACTAGCATGGTTGCAATCAACCCCTATAATGGAACATCGAGAATATTCTCGTCAATGCCGGAGTATTGGGACGTAGTAATCCCAGATAGTATAAATTACCTGAAACCGATTAACGGGGATCATTTACTTGCTATTGCACTGCGCGCGGGCGATGCGGGAAATATTGCTTATGTTGACAATCGTGGCGTTACGGTTGTGCAGGCAATGACAGCTGGCAGTATTATTCCTGGGCTATTTGCGCGTGTTCTTGTGACCGGCACCACTTGCACAAAAATCTATGCAGGTTTTGTTGGGGGTTAGTCATGACAAAAGATGACGTCATCGAGCTCATAAAACAACATCTTGGTTTTTATTCAAACTTTGATAGCATAACATTATTGCGAAATATGGACCTTGTTCAAAGTTTGTATGAGGGCGGTGACGCCACTGTGCCACTACCGTGGTTTCTGTTTGATGCTACCGCTACACTAGTGACGACGCCCGGAGATCGTGTAGTTGTTCTTCCGGAGAATTTTATCTGCTTTGACGAGGAGTGGCCTTTAAAAGCTGTCTCGGCACAGGGGCAAGAAAGAGAACTTTGCCGTGCGCGAGAAATCTCTCTGTTGGAGTTGAGCTTAGCTTCTGGCGAACCAACGCACTATTCTTTTGACGGAACACGTCTTTATGTAGCTCCAATCCCTGATGCTAGTTACGTTATTAAAGCTCCCTATTATGCGCGCGGGACTGCTCTTAGCTCTGCTGTGACGAGTCCGTGGTTTGCAAACTTTCCTCGATTAATCGCCGAAGAAACAGCTTATTATGTGTCTCTCGGGAACAGAGATCGTGAGTTGCGGTCGGCGTTAAATGATTTACGTACTTTAACCAAATTTGGTTACTTAGCACGAGTAGAGCAGATGCGCCACTCGTTAATGCTTTACACAAGCAACCGGGAGGGGTGACATGGCTATAGCTTTTGTAAAACGTGCAGCAGAATTGTGGCGGCGTTATGTAATTGATAATGTTCCCGCTTCCGGGGAACACCGGCCCATTAAGGCTGATATTGTTACTTGGGGCGGAAAAATTGAGCAAACACTTGATGCTTTAAAAACAGCTGCTTACGTAAATACCGGAACAAGTGCCACTAGCGTGCCTTTGATTTCGCAAGCAGATGTGCGCTATTCGGCTGCTGCTCACGTTCACGCCGCCGCAACGACAACTGTTTCCGGGTTTATGTCCGGTGCGGATAAAACAAAGCTTGACGGCGTGCAAGTGGGCGCTCAGGCAAACGTCGGCACCAACATCACTTCGTCGGTCAACACGACTCAGTTGGGCATCTACAGCTCCACCGGCGGCGACACTTTGGTCAATGGCGCCACGCATACAGCCGCCGGGGTCATGACGGCGATAGACAAGATCAAGCTCGACGATGCGGCGCGGCGCTCTGGCACGGTGTTTTCCGGCCAGGTGCGTATGCGCATTGGGTCTGTTGCGGAGCCGGGGCTGGTGTTCAACCTGTTGGGGAGCGGGATCAACGGCAACGCCACGTCGCCGTCGCTATTCTTCTCGGTCGGCGGCGCGTCCGCAGCGATTTTGGACCCCGCTGGGGTGGTTGCGGAAAACTCCCAGACGATCCTGACCCGCGAGAAAGGCGACGCGCGCTATGTGGCGCTGTCGGATGCGTGGCCGGGGGTTTATACCGGCTCAAGCGGCGCCAACGTGACGTTTCCCGTCGGCTCGACGCTGCTTGTCGCCGATGCGTTTGTCCTCCGCGTTGGTCTGGTAACAGTGCGGCTCAGCGACGCCCAAGCGGAACAGTATTCGGTCGCGGGCGCCGGGACACTGCTGACCGGTGTCTGGAGGCAGCGCGGAGCTCTCAGCGGCTCGGCGCCATCGGGGACCCTTGTGGAGCGTATAGCATGAGCACTTTTCGCAATTTGCGTGATCCGCACCCGCTGGGCGACGGGGCGGACGGCTATCTCGTCACGCTGGAAATCGACGCCGGTGAAGGCTGGGAGGAGACGCTCTATGTTGCCAGGCCGAACGGTGGGGGGCTGAGTGACGATATTCTGGCTACAATAATTGAGGGCAATTTCACTGGAGCGATTTCGCCACTGCCGCCCCTGCCCGCACCAGCGCCGCCTGCCAGTCTGCAGCGCGCGGCGTTCTGGTTGTATCTTCTTACGCTGGGCCAGACGCGCGCCGATATTCACGCCGCGCTCGACACTATGCTGGCGGCAAATCAGATCACCGCCGATTACGCCGCGCGGCTGCGGATCAAGATCGACGATGCCGCTGTTTATGAGCGGCTCGACCCAGACCTGCTCGACATGGCGCAGCGGCTGGGGTTAGCCGCAGATCAGGCCGCCCTCGATGCTCATTTCCTCGCCGCCGCAGGCTGACAAGGAGACGATTACATGCTTAAGGTTTTGAGGAAAGAAGGCACGGTGGTGGAGTTGCCGTCCGATGCGTGATTCAGTTATAGAAAATCTTGGCTTCATAGGAGTAAGTCAGGATATTTCGGCGCATACACTTCCGGCAAATATTGCCAGTAACGCCTTAAACGTGCGATTTATAGACGGCGCGATTGTTAATATTAAAGGAATTTCATCTCTTAGTGTCTCCCCAACTTTTACCCCGTTTTGGCTAACTTACATCCAGACAAGCGCTGTAGCTGGTTGGCTGTTCGCAGACGAAACCGATGTTTATTTTTATTTTAATTTAGCGTTTAACAAGATAACGCGCGTTTCCGGTATTTATACTGCTGTAACAGAAGTTAAATATGTAGCGGAAATCGCAAACGGAATAGTTATTCTTAATAACACGTTTGACGTTCCGCAAGTTTGGTCGGGTGAAACCGCGGAAACTTTGCTAATTGACTTACCAAACTGGCCGGCAACTTATCGCGCTAAAGTTATTCGCAGTTTCAAAAATTCTTTTTTCGCCCTTAATTTAACAAAAGGTTCTGTTCGTTTTCCTTATAGTGTATTAGTATCTCACCCGGCGGAACCCGGAGCTGTTCCAATTTCTTGGGATATAACTGATCCTACGCTAGAGACTATTGAGTTTTCTATTGCGGATACTGCGGGCGGGGAGATTGTTAATGCGTTGCCAATGGGGGAAGAACTTTTAATATACAAAGAGGAAGTTATTTGGGGTATTCGCTTTGTCGGCGGAGCGCGTCTATATGACAGAACACAACGTAACTTTGCGCATGGTTGTGTCGCCCGAGATACACTTGTTCAAGTTCCGATTAACAAAAATTCGCATTTCTTTTTAGCGCGCGATCGTATCTGCTTGTTTAACGGTGTTGATGTATCTTATCCTGTAGAAAATAAACTTGAGCAATGGTTTTTTGCCCAGGTTAATCTACAGGCAATAAGTCTTTGCTTTTCTGTGGTGAATACCCGAGAGAAAGAAATTCAACTGTGGTTCCCGATACACGAAGATACTTTATGCACACTCGCGCTTGTTTGGAACTATAAAGACAATACAACAACAATTCGTTCTAGTACTGGAATTTCTTTTGCATCTTCTGGGTTTGCGGCCGATATCTTTGACTATACCGGAGCCGTTAACAAAGGGGTTCCTTACTCAGAAGGCACTGTATTTCACGAAGAAGGTGATATTGGTTATTTCGGCGGAAACCTTCAAAAAGTTTTTATCATTGTCGAGACGGCGCCGGCGACAGTAGAAAAAGTTTTTGTGCAAGATTTTGGTTTTTCTTCTTATAACGAAGATAGTAAACACTTTATCGAGCGCACAGTTTTGCCACTTGATCGCGATAAAACAGGTAAATTGTTTTTAAACTTACGCACGCGTAAATTAATCACAGGTGTTTATTTACACCTTGCTTATGGGGAATTAAACGTAAAGCTGGGAGCGCAAGAAAACTTAAACGACGCGATTGTGTGGAGCGAAGAACTTGTTTTTTCCGCGACAGCAACGAGACTATTAACGTTTTCGCGCCCAATAGCTGGCCGTTTTATAAGTATCCATCTATCCTCCGTTGCATCGGTTGACTTTAAGCTTACTGGAGTTAGTTTAGAAGTCGCAACTTTGGGAGAGTTTTGATGGAATACACCCCGCAGAAATTAACAGCTCAAGATATCCCAGAACTTCGCGAACAGGTATTTCGCGAATTATCTACTGTAAGTGTCTTGTTGGCCGCATTAACTGATTTTATGCAACTTCGTGTCAGCCACGTTGCCCCGCCTCGACCACGCAAGGGCATGATAGTGTATGCAGATGGAATAAACTGGAACCCCGGAGCAGGAGAAGGCTACTATGGATACATATCAACTGGCTGGCGAAAACTTAATACCTGACGTAGAGGAATTTCCAGCCGGAACAAAGTGTGTTCAGATCGACTATACAACTATTGATGATAATTGCGAAGAAGTTATTTTGCGTTTACTTGATGAACCAACGCTGTGGGAAGACTTTTACAGCATAGAAGATATTGTAGAAGAGCTAAAAGACGGTTTACTGTTTGGGTGGCTTTTTACTGAACCACGTGTTTTACTGCTGTTTAATTTCGTGCTCTACCCGAAAGCAAAAGTGCTTGATATTCGCTTTGTTGCAGGCAATCCTGGTAGGTATAAAAAACCTATTATGGATAATATCGAGGCACTGGCGTGTAGGCTTGGCTGTTCGATGGTGCGCGGAATAACGCATCCAGTGTTAGCGTATTATGCACAAGCTAAGTGTGGGTATACGCTGACGGAAATTGTGGCGCGGAAATACATAAGGCAAGGAGGACTCTGCTAATGAGTAGTGGTGGTGGTCAATCTTCTACCGTAACTACGCGGGAACTCTCCCCGGAACAGCGGAAACTTATCGAACCCGTTATTCCTGTTGCCGAGGATTTCCTGAAAAATCCTCCTAAGTTATTTCCGGGATCGGCGATTAGCGGATTTAATCCGACGCAAACAAGCGCCCAAAACCAAGCTTTACAAGGAGCCGGAACAGTATCTGGTATTGCCGGTGGCGCCGCAGATACGTTAAAACAAACACAAAGTTTAACCCCTGGAACAACAAACTCTTTACAAAATCTCATGGGCCGCACAGCGTTAAGTGGAGGCTTTGATCAACAAGTTTTCGGCAATGGCGCAGGTTCGGCTGCCGGAGGTGCCCGCGGGTTAGGCGATGTTGTTGGCGACTTTAACGCAACATCGGCGGGCCGTAATTTCCTGACAAGTGGAGCTTTGCTCGATCCTCGCACCAATCCAGTGTTAGGGTCACAAATTCAAGGCGCAATTCGCCCGGTATTCGACAACTTACAACGGTCTGTTTTGCCGGGAATTAGAAGTGATTTTCTCGGTGGGAATATGTTTGGCAGTTCGCGGCAAGGTATCGCAGAAGGGCTGGCGATTGGTGATGCATCGCGTTCGGCTTTAGACACCGCCGCTAACTTACAGGCAAACAATTTCAACCAAGGACTTGGGGTTATGTCCGATCAGATCGGGCAGGCCGCACAGCTTGGAACACAAGCCGGTTCAACGTTAGCTCAGCTCGGTTCGCAAAACAGGGGGCAAGATATCAATGCTGCAACATCTTCTACAAACAGCGCACTGGACAATATTTTACGTTCCTTATTTGCAAGCGGAGATGTTAGCAATCTTGCTCTTTTGCCTGCTGGTATAACCGGAGCCGTTGGCGCAGAGCAACAAGGGCTTGAGCAAGCTAGGTTAAGTGAACAATCACAAAGGTTTACGACCGAACAAATGCTTCCGTTTCTTGCTGCGCAAGATGTTGCGGCGCTCGGTTTCGGTATCCCCGCAGGTTCTACAACTGCAACTGGACAAGGACCGCAGACATCGCGGTTCGGCGGGATTGGCAGTCTTTTGGGGATGGGCGCAGGTGCGCTAATTGGGGGACCCTTCGGCGCAGTTCTAGGTGGCGGCGCCGGAAGAACTCTCGGCGACTTGTTTTAAGGAGGAATGACAATGCTCGAACAACTTCTCGCTTTACTGCAGCAAAATCCCGATGCCGCTGCAATGCAGCTTGCAGCGGCGGGAGTTCCCGCGCCAGC